AGGTGGGCATCGATCAAGCGGTCCTGTACGGCGTCGATATCAAGATGGTCGTTGGGAATGCACATAACTGTTGTTCTCCTGGGTTCGGGAAAGAGACATGGGAAGGCACGCTGCCTCCCGCAGCAGCGAGGCAGTGGGCCGTAGGGGTAGGAAATACCAAGAGGTCCCTGTGCAATAAGTAACGCAAACAAACAGAACGGTCCGAATGGTTCTTTGGTACTTAGGCGCACCCCCTTCGGCCCCCGCGAGGATTTCCGTTAATAGGAAGAAAGGTTGATCCTCTCTAGGAATTTGAACGCTCAAAATTGCAGATTGAACCCCGTTAGCTCCACGCGCTGTCCGTACCGCATGCTGATCCGGGTGTGTACCGCATGGTCCCATGTAAAAACCCCCACTCGCGCTGTCACCAGGGGGGTTTGTACCGTCTGTACCGCATGTACCGGGTCTATTCCAACTAATGCGTAGAGGGTTCCCTATAAAGAAAGGTTGGCCAGACCCGGAACACCCGGATCGCCTGGTTCAATTGAATTCCTCAGGCTTAGGCACATCGATGATCTCCTTGGTCTCCACGTTGAATAGGGCATATCCGCCCTTTGCTTTGCGCCAAAGGTCCCAGATTTCCCCATTACCGTCGACTACCTCGTCTCCATCCCGGTACTGAGTACGAAAGAGCGCCCAAAGCTTGTTGGGATCTACCTTCCTAGGATCTTTCTCGCCTTCAATCATGAGATGATCAACCCATATACGGGTAAGCATTCCCCGCTCGAACTCACATAACATTCCCATTATGTACACCAATCCCTTTCTATGAAAGGTCTTCGAAGTTTCTACGAAGCGAAAGCCCACGTAGGCCCCGCTTACCCCCGTGAGGCCGGTATCTGTACACCGGCCAACTGCTCTGTGTTTCGATTCTGATCGACAACTGGTTTCTGGGAACGTGAACATTCCTGACCTCGTTCGACTTCACCCAACTTCTCCAGTGTTCCCACAGGAGCTCGGTCGCTACGAATCCCTTCTTGTTCTGCACAAATCGTTCTGCCAGGAAGTGGTCAAACGGGTTGTTCTGCAAGTGGTACATCTGCACCGCATCGGCTGCTCTCTCGGGAACCGGGAATCTCTTGGTCACATCCTTCTCGTTCTCCAGCTCCATTGCACCCCGAACGGCCCACGCAGCGATGCCAGCTAGTTCTTTACGCAGCTTGTCGATCAGGTAAACATCCTCCCTACCCTCAAAGCTCACATCGAAGGGCAATACCAGCATCTTGCTGGACAATCCCCTCCCCTTATTCGGGAGCCTCGGGATCTCATTCGACTGCACTATCGGAGCCGCATTCACAATGATGTTCCGCATCTGTCGCTTGTACTTCACGTTTACTGTGATTGGGTCCTGTCCCACGATGTTCTTCAGAACCCGGGTTGCTCTCTCCCCCTCCCGGGTATCCAAGTCACTCACCTCGCTAATGCACAGAACCTTGCTGGTTTCCATACCGTCCAGACCAAAGTCGCCCGCGAGATCATCGAGACTCGAGTTCATGTAGGAGGAGCCCCCCACCATCTCCTCCAAGATCTTGCAGATGGTGCCCTTACCGGCACGAACTTTCCCGTACATCAACAACCACTTGGCGTGACGTCGGTGACTTATGAGGCAATAGCCCATCCACCTCTGCAAAAGGTGTCCCCACTGGGCGTCCCCGTTCCCCCATTCGTCCAAGCATTCCATCCAACGGGGGCACTCCGCATCCTCCTCATAGTTCACGGGAAGCGTTACCGGGTCGAACCACTCCTCCGTCCGATCAAATATCTCACCCGACTTCGCATCCACCAGCTTATCTTCGAACGAGATCACACTCCCCGGATTCGGTCTCTCCCCTCCTCCGATCCAGAAGGGTACCTTGGAGTGGGGGACCCGAACCTTCGCTGTCAGTCCTCGTACGACGTTATCAATCTTCTGCTTGTTGGGTCCGAACCTCCGGACTCTCGGGATCCCGTCTGCTCCTATCTCCTGGTAGTACGAATCCTCCAATTCTTTCCAGCACAAATCCTCTAACCACTCCTCGTCTCTACGTTCCCATCTCTCCCCGTACCACTGGTACAGATCCCCCCGGAATAACCATAATCCTCTACGTCCCGCAGGAGTAGAAAACACGCCCCTAAGTAACGCATCCGCGACCTTCATGGGTTCTGCAGATGTCATCGGGGCACCTTGTGTTCCAATTGGCATTGGAGTATCCTTTCGTCATGGCCATATTAAATACGCCCTACGGCCCGGGGTCCATGAATCCTGATTTGACGTGGGCTGACGTCGAGAGGATGTGGGGACGATTACCGGGTCTTCCACAGGGGGCTGCTTCAAATATTGAAAAGTACGCGTTTCCAGAGGAGGCGTCTTCGGGTGCCGATGGTGGAGTAGCGAGGACAGGTGCTGCTAGATCTTCGTTTCCGACTCCCGGTCGTATCGGTGGCCAGCATACCACAAATCCTCTCGATCCTAAACCACTAGGCGTTCGCCCGGTTGATCAAGGAACACCAACTCTGCCCGTGGACAAATGGGCGTACGATCCCCCTTCGAGCATACCGAGACGTCCGATCCCCCACTACACCCCAAGAGGAGGATGGGACCAGGTCCGGGATCCCGCGATGATCATGGGGACCGCTCCTTCTGACCTACCGATCCCTCTGTATCCCGAGACCGCTCCGTTAGATCTAGGAGGACGAGAACATCTGGACCGTAGGGAGGTACGGAAGGCTACAGAGGCAGCTTTGGAATCCCGAAGAAACGAGAAGGCACGTATCGGTATGGCCGGGAACCTTCTGGAAGATATCCTGGGTCCCACTCTTCGGGACCAGGAGCGCCGACGTCGTGGCCGAAAGAGAGCGGGTGTAGACGAGGGGGCGTACAAGAGAGAGCTAGAAGATAGGGCTCGTCGGGAGAAGGAATACTGGGACGCTCGAGAACAGCGCGAGAAGGAGAGCCCGGAATACAAGCACCGACAGAAGATCAAGGAGGAGGTGGCGGCTCGTCGAGCGGAAGAGCAAGCTGGCCGCGATGCGATCAAGGAAAGAGCACGAGAGCGGGAAGAGCAAGAGGAGAGTGTACGGAAGAGCCGGAGAAAATCGGACGAGATCCTGGACGACTTGGGGGTACCCCGTACTTATGAACCCCTGACCCCCGGCGAAGCTCAAGAGGAAGCAGATAAGATCCTCGAAGGTATCTCCGAAACAATCAAGCGTCCCCGCCTGACCCCTGAAGAGATAGCGGATTTGGGGGGTCCTCGCGATCCGGCTTACGAACGAAATCGTCGACGCGACCGAGCAATGACTCCTGAGGAACTACGCCGGGCTGAGGATATTCGGAATATAGGACCCGAACGACAGCGACAAAAGTTTGAAGAGATGGAGGAGCGACACGAGCGGGAACGTCTTGGACGGTACGAGAAGGCGGGTATAGATCCCGACGAGACCGAGGACGAGAGGCACACGCGCTGGTTGAAGGATACTTGGGGAGAGGACGCAAAGTACCTGGAGCCTTGGGAGGCGACCCGAGACTACGAAGGGCAGGCAAACAGCATTCAGGTTGCCAAGATGATGGAGATCGATCGGCCCTTCATCGAGGCGATGGATAAGCTCAAGGAGTCAATCTACCCAACCGCAGGTGCGGAGGAGTACGTAGCCCCGCGGCCCGATGGTCAGGTACGACGACCTATCCCCTCGTGGGTTAAGGTTACAGAGAGGGACTTCTACGAAGATCCTAGAACGCAAGAGCTATTACGCAGGTGGGATGACGCACGAGAAGAGGGCGGTTTCCGGCGGGGATTCACACTCTCTGAGCAGAGAGAGGCAGAGGTGCGGTCTCGATCACAAGAACTCCATGATAGGGTCCCTGATCGCTCTCTCGGAGGATTCCTGAAGCACCACCTGTGGACCAAGCAGGCCGATTGGTTAAGAGGGATCCCCGGGCTTGAAGGTATGGAAGGTCCTACGCCCGAGGAGCGGACGGTATACACTCCTTGGGGGGGCAATAGAGAAGACAAGATAGACGACATGTACCGACGTCAAGAAGAGGAGTTCTGGGCACCAGAACGAAGGATGCCGAATCCGTACGCGGGAGTTAGGCCCTAATGGCTTTTAGATCTATACCATCTCAGGGCTTCGGGCAAAGGCTAGCTTATGGTCGTCGGCCCCGGGTGGCGTATAACCCTTCTAGAGAGGAACCCTCTGTAGGCGATCCGGCGCAAACAAGGAGTGCATCGGAGCCTGGAGGAGGAGGGCCCGCAGAGGCCAGACGCTGGTCAGACCCTGAGAGACAGCGGCAGCTCGAACTACGGGATCAACGAAGGGGTATCTCGGATCAGCTGTATGGTGGAGGCGGCGGGGAATACCATAAATACAGGACCATGGAGGACGACCAGCTCATGACCCTTCTTGGTGAACTATCTGAGAACACTCAAGCGCAGGGTGATTGGCTTTCGGGCACGAGGATGGGTTACAGTTCTCGGAGTGGTGGAAGGACGCATGGGGGTGCCGGTCAGTACAACGCGGAACAGCAACTGCGTGGACTTTACGAGCACGCCCAAGGCCGTGGACTCGAAGCGGAAATGCCCGACTGGTTGATCGAAGACCGGTGGAGGGGGTTTAAGCCCAGACACTCGAGCGCAAAAAGGTGGTTTCATAAGGGACGACTGAGTGGATGATCGTCCTTTCTATATTGGGTTCGGCTCCGGCCTTAAGCTCCTCTCCGAGGAGTGGTATATCAAGGAGATGGGTCCCGAAATCACCAAGAGATCCTTCCGTTCTTTCTGCCGAGCCCTGGGGGTTCCCCTGATCGAAATAGGTAAGAGTACCTTCGTAGAGATGAACTCTTTTCAGTTGGCACTTAAGGCCATCACGCGAGTCGGGCAACCCGACTTCTACGTTTCCGGGTCGAAGTCTATAGCCCGAGGAAAGGCTAAGGCTTCCAAGTTGGATCCAAAATATGTTGCGGATAATCTGGAGCCAATCCTTTGTGAGTTACTGGCTTCCCGAACCCTGGGTGGTAAATCTCTAACCTCAGAGACTAAATCAGCAGCCCGTTCTGCAGCCGATAGAATGGCGAGGGCGGGGGTGTCTGAGCTTTCAGAACAGGCGCAGGCCAAGTACACTAAGAAGGCGATCCGTATCTTCGGGTCGTCGGTAGGCCGAGCACACGAACCCTTCTCTGATGAAGAACCCAATCCAGAAGAACCAAACGCAGGGTGAGATTAAGAAGATAGAGGCTGAAGACCTAATCGCCTCCTTCTACGGACTGGATCCCATAGGCACAGCCTTACGGGCTTCGGACTTCGATCTAATGGAAGAAGTCCAAACACTGATCCAGCATGTTCGAGATCCCGATCCCAAAGTAAGTCTTCCCGCTCTTCGTCACTTTAGAGCTCTCCTCAAGGAGATCGCTACAGCTAACGGTATGATCGGGCAAGTTCACCAAACCCAAATGTCCCAAGATGCTGAGGGAACAGTAAGACGAACGATGTCTACCTCAGCTCTTCTCTCTAACCTCAGGAGCCACAATGTCCAAGACCAAGAAAAAGACGAAGGCCAAGAAGAAAGGCCGCACAGAGTCATCCTCCCCCAAGACGGCAGTACCGAAGAGCCCGCCGGTCCTAACCATGAAGGGTCTTCAGGTTCTGAGCCTCCTGAAGGAGATGGACCAGATGACTCTTCTGCACGCGGCTCTTCCATCGGTTCAGGATCTGGGGGTACTTGACCTGGAAACCTGGGGAGGCGGGTTCGGAAACCTCTTTACCGAAACCTTCGAAGCCATCTGGAACGAGAAGGGCGAGCTGCACGATCACCTCCATCCCATTCTGCGTGAACTTGAGGATTCCAGCTCATGTGCTGGAGATGCACAGACACTGACCTTTGCGTTCGCCAAGATCATAGGTGTATCCGTGTTCGTTAACCTGGCCATGGATCGCCACTCTTAATGCCCGTAGCTTGGATCGATCCTGACAATAACCCCCTCTACCCTCTCCCCTCAGACTACGAAGAACTAACCGATGAGGGACAAAGGTTAGCAAGGGTTAATGCGTGCAGGCTGTGGCTCGCTCCTAACAGGACGCAGTCGGAGCTCGCGCAGGCGTTCGCAACGTCTCTCCGATTCTTTGATCTGTGGTATCTACACCCGGATCATGATTCGGACTTCGATCCTCTCTTCTACGACGACACCCCTCTAGCAACTCCCACCTTCCACTACGACATCCTGAAGCTCTGGGCTTCAACTCCCCGCAATATATGCATCGCTCCCCGCGGCTCCGCGAAGTCTTACCTGGTCCGAAAGGCTTGCCTTCTTCGGATGATCTCTCGTCCCATGTACACGATCCTCTATGCCACTTCGACCAACGATAACGCGAAGGGTACGGGGCAGGCGATGAAGGATCAGTTCCAGCACAACGAGAGAATCCAGAACGACTGGAACCCTGAGTTCTCGGACAACCGAATCGTTCCCCGTAGAGGGGAAGCCCCCTTCGGTACTGAGCTCATGCAGCTCCGAAACGGTTCCTGGCTACGAGCCATCAGCGCCGAAAGCCGGCAGCGTGGTGGTCGTCCCCGTCGCTACGTACTCGACGATCCCGAGTATGACCCGAAGGCATCCACCTCCATGGCGCTCATCCGTCAGTACATGGATGACCTTCTCTTCAAGATCGTACTCCCCATGGTCATGCGAGCAGGCTGCGGTGTTGACTGGTTAGCCACCTTCGTTTCCCGTCGGCACTATGCGTGGCATGCACTTCAGACCGAGAAGAACGAAGAGAACCTGGAAGTGGCTACCGATCCGCGTTTCAACCTTTGGTCACGCATGATCGTACGAGCCGCGTATGAAGATGAGAGTGGGGGTGTTATTTCCTGCTCGCCCGACATGTGGCCCGCTCCCCGAGAAGAGAAGAAGAAGAAAAACCTTAAGGACCGTGTCTCTCTGGAAGAGATCCGAGAAATCATCGGTACCCCAAACTTCCTGGCCGAGTACATGGCCCGTCCGGGTGAGGGAGAAGGATCCTTCTTCCCGTCTCTTTCCAAGGAGAAGCACGGATGGTGGTATGAGAAGGTGGATCCCAACCTCGAAACGGATCCCTACTCCAGTAACGCACTCATCTGCTGGCACTCGGACAGTGGTCTAGTCAGCAAAAGGATGAGCGAGTTCATACGCCTTACCCGTTTCTTCATGGCGGTCGACACTTCGTACACGGCTACTGCTGACTCGGATTACAAGTGCGCAGTTGTCATGGGCATTAACAGTGAGAACGAACTGTTCGTAATGGACGTATGGTCCGCGCAGTGCCGAGAAGACACTCTGGTACAGCAGGTCATGAAAATGGCCGACCACTGGAAGGTTCCCACTATCCACCCCGAGGCCATCAAGCAGGGGCTGGGCCTCTTCAACACGCTCGAGTCTATCGTGAAGACCAGAGCCCGAGACATGGTCGGGGTTGCACATCTCCCGGGCATCAAGAAGCTGAACCCGGGTATGATCGAGAAGACCACCAAGATTGCGTCCCTCTCCCTCAGATTCGAGCACGGAAAGGTAAAGATGCCCCTCTGGAAGAGGAGTGCTCCATTCCGTCGTCTCTTCGATCAAATCGAACAATTCAACCCCGATGCTCGAGACGGTGGACTCCAGCATGACGATGAACTGGACTGTTTATCTATGTCCCAATTCATCATTCGGGGCCGACTATCTCGAGTTGGAGGTGTCGATGACCCCAACCTTACCCCCGTGGAAAAACTCAAAAAGGGTCAAATCCTTGACGATGATGGAAACAGAATCGCTCACGGAGTGGACTGGAGCAAGGTTCCCATTGACGATGTGATGGACATTCTAACCCAAAGGATGCATTCAGATGATCCCGAGTTCCCAACCAGAGTTTGATGGAAACAACTGCGTAGTTGTTCCGATGGCCTTCTTCGATAAACTACTAAGGTGTTACTACGGAACCGGTCCTAGAGATGGGGACCCTGTTCATAGGTTAGCTCCGGAAAGCCCCGCAGTTGAGGTTATACCGGACATCACCCATCTGAAAGAGGCCTACATCGATACTTCTGCACCCCCAGGCTATACGCCTCGAGGAGCAGCCCTGAGGAAGAGTAAGGCGAAGCAAAGTGGCACTAGACACGATCAAGCTCCCGAAGAACAAGAAAGCCCTAGCGAAGATAATTGATCAGCATGCTGAGCGTGAGGAAGGGCGCTTGGCATACCGTCGCACTATGTGGCTCCTCTCCTGGCACTACCTGAGTGGTGCTCGGCGCTTCGACATCTTCGATCCTCAGCAGGGCGTATTATCCCCCCACTACCTAGATGAGGATGGGAACATGGAGTTCCAGTCGCAGGAGATGCTCTCCGCGATCGACAGAGTGTCGGCGCGACTAGCTTCCCTGGACTTGCGACCCAAGGTCGTGCGACATGGTTTATCCCTGGATAGCGTCCGTGAACGGTCCGTGGGCCAGATCATTCTTGATCATGTTGTTTCATCTGACCAGCTCGACATTGTGAAGACGCAATTCGCGCACATCTTCACGGCTCTAGGCTGCTGTGGAATCGCGGGACACGTAGTTAATTCCAAGACAGTTGGGCTTACCTCTGATCTAGAGGTGATCCATCCTCGTGAGCTTTTCCCGTTCCCCTCAGTAGGCTACGACTACACGAAGGCACGAGGACTGATGCGCCAGAGGACAGTTCCCATGTCATTCCTGGAGGAGCGGTTCGGTCGCAAGATCAAGCGGAACCTCAAGGAGATGGAGTGGTGGACCACGCAAACCGGATCCGCCATTACCGACAACGATTCGATGCTCGAGCATGGTCTCGATATGAACGTCTGGGATGACGAACACAAAAAGGGAGACAACGAGCGGGACGAGGAAACCAGCCTCGTCAAGATCCGCGAGTTGTGGACATACGGAGTGGGGGGTACCGTTGATCGGTACGTGGTAACTTCGGGCGACTATGTCATATACGACCAGTCGTTCGAGGAGTTGGAGGTCTACTGCCCCATCGGCGTAGCCCGGTTCATCGAGAACGGGACCTGGCACGGAGCTGGGCTGTTCGATCTCTTGTTTGGGATTAGTCGTGAGCTCGAGCGGCTCATGAAGTCCCTCTTCAACAACATCCGGGATACCGATAGATACGGCGTCCTCGTCATGCCGCAGGGACAATACAACGAGCGGGCACTACTGCGGGATGTCGGGAAGGGACTACGGGTTCTTCCGTTCGAGCCGGATCCAGTCGTCGATACGTTCAGACCATTCAGTATCCAGCCCCATAACCTTGGGGACATTCCGGGTAAGACTGCAGCTTTCGCGAAGCAGATGCTAGACCAGATGAATCCGGTTCAGGATCTGATTCGGGAGAAGGGGCGTGTGGATTCTGCGGTGGGGCTTAGCTTCCTCGATGAGCAGATTAATCGGGCTATGACCAACCCGAGTCGAGGAGTCGAGCAAGCGTTCGGATCTTGTTACCGATCTGTCCTAACCGGGGCCTTACGTAGTCTGATGGACAATCCTATTCCAATCCAGGTGAATACCCTCACGCTGGACCTAGCGGGAGCGGTCATCGATCCGGAGAAGAGTATGGTTCAGTTCCAAGGAGAGAACCCTCTTCCCTCGGTTAAGAACCTAGCGCTGACCATTAAGGAGACTAGCCCCCGATCGATGGTGGCTAGGAAGACCGAAGCCTTCGAACTAATGAAGTCGGGGATTTCGGATCCGGACGCCTTTAAGCTTTTGATCTTGAAGGAGGGCCTAGACTTCGCTCTTTGGATGGAAGAGGAGAAGGCGGCCTACGATACGATCGTGCGTAATTGTCTGATTCTCTACGGCAATGGTCAGGATCCTGGGCAGGTAGTCATGACTCCCCATACGTCCCGCCCTGACTTCCAACTTCGAGTGTTGGTAGCATTTATGTCGAGTCCGATCATGGCGGTATCCAGCACCGAGGTACAGAACGAGTTCATTAAGCTGCGGCAGTTCCTAATGGAATCAATGGGCCAAGTAATGCCGGAAGGCGTTCCAAGCCCGATGGAAGCAGCTATGATGCAGCAACAGGAAATGGGACCCGAAGGCGGTCCCGCCCTTCCGTTTCCCCAACAAGGAGTAGCTTAAATGGCTGAGGAACAAGTTGATACGACACAGGAGTCAGTTGCACAGGAAGAAGCTTCAACTTCTCCCCAGGAACAGGCTACCCCACAACCCGCTCTGGATCTCGACGCTACCGTAAAGATAGACGGTCAGGAGATACCTATTCGAGATCTAGTAGCTGCACGCGAAGAGGCAGCGGGTCTCAAGGAGTATGCGGCTAATGCTCGGGTTCTGGTGAATCCGGGGGCCGCTTCGGATACAGAGCGGGAACAAGCGATCCGCTACCTGATGACCCAGGAGGGGTATCCCCCCTCAGAAATCGATTCATACGTGGAGTGGACGCGGAGCGTTGATAACGAGGATACTCCGACTACCCCCAAACCCACGCCGGAGCTTGATCCGGAGAAAAGTTGGCAACAACAACAGGCAGAGACTCAAATGGCTGAACAAGAACGACAACGGATGGGCGACATTGAAGATCGGCAGCAGCGGTTGGGCGCAGAGATGATGCGCAAGGAACTGGAGACTGCGATCGAACGGACTATGGCAACCAGCGAGCATCTCCAAAAGTTGCTAAATAGTGAGTTCGGTGAGGACCCCAGCAAGCGGGCCGAAATCCTACGCTCGGAGGTAGAAAACGAAGTTATGAGCAATCTTCGGAGACGTCGGTCATCCGGAGAACATTTTGATAAGCGCTGGTTCTCAGAAGAGTCTGGACGCGCCGCTCAATCTGTATACGATAAGTTTCGCTCGGTAATCGGTGATCCGGACAAAATCCAGAGAGCACCGGAAACAGCAGCTGAATCGGACGAACTAATCAGAAAAGCCCCTGTCGAAGCTCCAAAGTTCGAGAAGGGTGATGATATGGGTACGATCAAGGACAAGATCCACGAGTACACCATTGATCACCTGATGCGAGGCGCTGCGGAAGCTGAGGCTGGGGGAGAATCTAAAGCCTAACAAGGCGAGGAACTAAACAATGGCTGCTTTCGCTGGCTCTCTATTCAATCTTCATGAGAAGAGGATTGAGGAGGTCATCAACAAGAACATTGATGTGATCCTGCCCGGTCTGGATCCTGTCTGGCGCGACACTGTCGTGACTAGCCAGGGTGTAGGTCCTGCTGATGCTATCGGTCGAGACATGAAGATCCTTAAGGTCTACATGGGCTCGATGGCTGGTGTCTTGGAGCAAGGGCATATCCGCAATGACGTAGCTCTCTACGGTGACGATACCGACACCGTTGGGGCTAAGATGTATCTCCAAAACCTTAACCAGGTCTGGCCTGATCCCACGGAAGGTCCGAACGCGGCACCGTACCGTTTGGGTGTCGGCATGCGTTCAATGATGTCTAACCTGATGTTCACTCTTGGTGAGCTCCAGGCTGAGGCCACACCTGCATTCATCGGCGAGGTTATCGCTCCGAAGCTGGAAGGCTTCGCACGTAACATCGCTCACACCCTTTGCAACTACTGGTACGTCAACCAGAATGACTCCTACAAGCTCGGAACCATCGGCGCCATCGTTGATGCTGACGACATCTCCGGAGGGGTCGACGCGGCGACAACTCGAGTTCGTTGCACAATCACCGAACAGTCCTTTGACCGATTCTACGTTGGTCAGAGAATCGACATCCTGAAGTCCGATCTGGACTACAGGAAGAACGATACGGCTGCTGATGATTCGCAAACGTCTGGAGCGACAAGTACGCGTCTGAAGGTGTTCGTGTCTGCGGTTGATGAGCTCAAGGGTTACGTCTACCTCGAGTCTGATACTACTGCCTTTAACGGTGGTGGTGCTGCGGCTCATGACACCATCGCCACTGACATCCTGGTCTACGCCGAAAGTCACAATCTTGGCGGGGGTACACCAACAGTTGCTCATGGTATCGCGGGAATTAACAGTTGGATCAAGTCGGGTGATGCGGGTGCGGACAACACCAAGTTCTTGCTTGGTGCTGATCGTGACACGTCGAACCAGATCGACCTGACTGTGCATCCGGAGTTCAAGAGCTTCACGAAGGCCGTCGGTGGCGTCCTGACTGAGCACAAGCTCCGGCAGTACCTGCGTCGTTTCCACGCCGCCAAGACGAAGTACGGGCAGTACATTGATTGCCTGATCGCTTCTGAGGGTGCGTGGCTTGCATATGAGTCGACCAAGATTGGTCGTGAGATTCTCGATCGTACAGGCCGCACAAGCAGCATGATGAGCGAGGGTTCTCAGGAAGGGTTCAGCTTCACCATGGACGGACGTACGTACAAGGGCTACACCTCGAATTATGTCGAGGACGGCACGGTGTACGGCATCCGGAAGGGTGGCTCGAACTGGAAGCGTTACGTCCCGCCCACACCGGCGAGCGTGACTAGCTTCGACCGCTTGGACGGTTTCATTCCGTTCAACTTCATTGCAGGTGCACTCACGGGTACCGGCACCAACAAGCTGCCTATCTACGATACGGCAAGCGGTGGTGGTATCTCGCGAGTGACCGAGGGTGTTCAGATGCCAGGCATGCTCCGCATGCAGTTGGTGCCTGACCAGCCCGCGGGCATGAAGCTCACCACAGTGACTACGGACAACACGTTCAGTGACGCCTAATCTCTGAACCGCTAGTCCTCCTGTGTTGGAAGGGGCTCCTCCTTGTGGGGGGCCTCTTTCTCATATACCCTTAAGGGGTAAGTGAAAAAGTGGATCGCAATGAATTGGCCTCCTCCTGAAGAGAGGCATTCGTTCAGGGTTACAATGTTGGTCATAAACCTCTTCCTTTTGTTACTTAGGACACAGGTATGAACATAGAAATGGGCTACGAACCTTACGGGGAGGCTCTCATGACGGGCCTCCAGATGCATGAGGATTGCCAGGTCCTCCCGGATGGCGACTGGATCCACCACGTCCGTAGGATCACAGGGAGAGACAACTTCTTTGTCTACTACCACAAGGGCACAGGCATGTTTGTGTGGGCCATGTGGATCTATTCCCCCTCAGAACGGGATAAGCCCGTTTGCATGGAACTCGAGACCATGGATAAGCCTCCCGATAGGGGAGGATGGATCCCCGACAGATTCGTCCAACTCCGCCTAGTCCCTATTGAGATGGAGAAGGAACAGAGGGAGAAAGCCCTGAAAGACCAAGCATCTGCTCGTGAGTCAAAAAGACACGACGATCTGGAGAGGAGAGAAGACACCGAGAAATGGCTCAGGGGTAAGGGGATGGAAGATGCCGCTATCGGTCTGAGTTCCTCTCCGTTACACTACGAAGAAAGTGAGCTAGCTGAAGAGCTCAAATCTATGGCGAAGGGGAAGATAATTACCCGTGGCTAAGAAGTGGAAGAATAAGTAATGCATTCGACTGGCTCACTCCTGTATACCACGATCGAGCGGATCCGGGCCTACCTGGATGATCCCTCAGTAGACGCCAAGTATTCAAACGACTACTTGATTCGTCACGTTATCTACCCCGAAATGGTGAACGTGATGGGAGTCCTGAACTCCTCACGGGACGAGCCGATCATTATCACATTCGACCTGTCGACCATGGGGACATCGGGCGATCTTTACTTCGAGTTGCCCCCCACCTTCGGGTCTGTGATCCGTATAGCCAAGTTAGATGCTGATGCGAACGTCGTAGATGACGTGGAGGCCAGAGATCCCTCCGATCCCCGTGGACCCGGTTGGACCGTAGAGGGACGTGAACTCCATGTGCGTCCCAGCCCCGGGGCTCATACGGCCTACCGAATCTGGTACATCCCCACCGGAGACTTCCTGCCCCACTACTCCGCTGGTGGAGGCACTCTCACTAGTAGCAATGTGCTCACGCTGGATTCCACTTTTTCTGGTACAGATCTGGGTGGACTGGATATGCGTGAGCATGCGTACGTAGGTGGGCTCCTCAGAGTATGGAATGCCGGCAAAACTATCGTCGAAGAGCGGGTGATCACCGAGTATGACGTTAAAGACGCGGACCTATCAGACGTCTCGACCGTAACTTGTGGTCGAAAAGTCTTCACTTCTGATGTCCCCAACGCGTCCTCGTTGCAATATGAGATCGTGCCCGTACACATGCCCCAGGTCTGGCAGGCTGTAGCTATAGCCGCGGCCATGAACCTGGGCACGGCCCGAAACATCACTGAGAAGCAGATGGCGTTCCTGAAGGAACAATTCGGGATGGCCATCCAGTCGATTCTCGCTACGTACGGGGATCTGATTAAGGGTAAGCAGGTTTACCCCGAGAACTCAGTTCTCTACACCATGCTGCAGCGAGTCCGATGGGGACTTCCCCCCGACATAGAGGGGGAGCTGTCTAACGATTACATCATGAGATCTGCTGTGGTCCCGAAGATCGCGGAGGTCATGAGTGCGGTTAACGATCGATCCGATGCCCCCATCGTAGTTAGGTTTACCCCCACTCTAGTGTCCGGGACTGAGTACTACGCGATCCCCACGAACATCCAAAAGATCCTGCGGGTTGCGGAGGTAGACGCAACACCACAAGATGACCGGGCGGGTCTGGTTTCGAGTGAGATTCGTCACAGGTCCGACAACGACCCCCACGGTCACGGGTGGAAGCTGGAGGGGCCAGGACGACTCTCTATCAGACCGTATCTCAATACGGGTTCCTATTCGGACACCTACGCCATCTGGTATATACCCAACGGTGACGTCCAACCCCACTACGCCAAGGACGGAGCGGTTGGGGGCACCGGGACAACTCTCACACTAACGAGTGGGGGTTTGTTCAGTAGACAGTTGGGTACGGTAGATCGAAGAGCCAGTGCTTATACGGGCTCGGTTGCTCGTGTGTGGAATAGCTCGGGTCTTATCGAGGAGCGGGTCATTACTGACTATGACGCTACCAATAAGCGGGCAACCTTCTCCGAGAGAGTCACAGCATCTACTGCTACCTCGGTCGAATATGAGATCGTTCCCTCTTGGATGACCACCATGTCTAGCGCAGTGGTGAGTGCTTCTGTTCTTAGCTTATCGGCTCTCAAGGGTAAGTTGCAGGAAGCAGACTTGGCCGTTCTCACGAATGACCATAACGATGCTATGAAGGCTACGATCTCTAACGTCAGGAGTATCCACTCCCAGAAGGTCGTTGCTTCTAAGCACTCGATCCTTCACGGGATCTTGGAGAAGATCCGGGGAAGCCTGGAGACCGTGGCTCCTGACCTCGACTATTCGGATGACTACATCTTCCGTCACGGGATTGTTCCTGAGTACGGGCGGGTGATGTCGCGCCTCAACAACACGGCGTCCAATCCTGTGTACGCGACACACAGCTTCACATTGGTGAAGGATCAGCAGTTCTACCAACTGCCCGCAAGTGTTGGGGAGATACTCCGGATCGTTGAGGTTAATGACGATGGGCGGATTGAAAAGGAGCCCATCCCTCGAACCGAGTTCCACTGGAGAGGTCCCAACTGGTCGGTGCAAGGGAATAGGCTTTCGTTCAGACCCTATCCCAAGACGACTACCACGTACGAGGTGTGGTACATCCCGAGTTACGACATCACCCCTCACTACGCAGAGGATGGAGATCTTTCTGCGGGTAGAACCAACTTCACCCTGACCGGTGAGAAGTTTAACTCCGGTCTTCTCGGAAGCGTCGATCGACGGGAGGGTGCTTATCACGGGTGCATGGTTAGAATTCTTACGGAGTCCGGAGCTCTGGAGGAAAGAGTAATAACTGACTCTACTCTTGAGCCGAGTGCTGGAGCCCCGCCGAAGATGACTGTGGCAGCCTTCTCTACCGATATAAATACCACTACAGAGGATGCGGTCTATGAAGTGGTGCCTGCACACATGTTTGCGTTACAAGATGCTATCGCTGCATCGGGTACCTTGAATTTGGCAGCGGCGAGTAAGTCTGTAACTAAGGTGCAGCACGGGATGTTGGTACACAACTTCAAGGCTGCCCTGAAGACGGTCATGGATAACTTCACGTTCATGCAGAATCGGATACCCAAGCATTACGAGAAGGGCACGGTAGACAACACCCTTACGAGTTCGTGGGTTTATCCGTGATATGCCGTTCGGAAGTGCACTACCGTCTGTAACCGCGCAGATATCGGCTCTCATCGCGCAGTTAAGTACTCTGCCTGGGCTCTCCGACGAGATGGAAGAGGAGAGAGAGAAGGGGTTCTCAGTCGAGGAGATCTGGCCGGGGTTTCCCGAACTACTTAGTGCTTCCTTCCTATACGGTCTCTCGGCTGGTCCGTCTGCAGGGACCAATGCGACCCTCAACAAAAACTCACATCTCCAGATAACCACCCAGGTGCCGGTGATCAACGTCCACATTCCGCCTATGGATGGACCGCCGGGTGAGATCGGGCCTACCGGACAACAGGGTGCATCGGGACCCGAAGGCCCCCCGGGAAATGATGGAGACGGTGTTGGTCCTCAAGGAGATCCGGGAGATACCGGGCCGCAGGGGAACGACGGACCAGCAGGACCAACGGGTCCCATGGGACCCCAAGGAATTCAGGGTGCTCAGGGAGAAGAGGGGCCACCTGGGCCACAAGGACCTGAAGGTCCACGAGGCGATGCCGGGCCACAGGGGGACACCGGAGAAAGGGGCGACACGGGCGCTGACGGACCACCCGGGGCAGATGGACCAACAGGGCCTGACGGTCCGACAGGTCCGACTGGTCCTACTGGACCGACTGGACCCACCGGTACATGTTGTGATTGGCAAGTAGTGAGCTTCCCCTAACTATGGCTAGGTCAGCAAATCCATTGACTACCCTAGACGGGTTAAAGTATCACATCTCTCTGTCTCCTGATTGGCAGGAGGAGAACAGGAAGAGGTTCTATCAGGAACTGGAGATGGAGGCCCCTGTAGCTTCAATGCTGGGTGCATCCAGAAGCTCCCCTAGGTACGTTGCGCAGATGGCAGGACCCTCGTTCTTTACTTCTAACTACACTAGCACGTTGGCGCAGAACAGTGAGCCTGGTCCAGTAACTGATATTGGAGACGAATTTGAGACCGGCATGCTCGTAACCGGTCCCGAGGGACCACCCGGACCTCCGGGACCTATCGGAGAAGAAGGGGACACCGGAGAAGACGGAGAAGCCGGAGATGGCACTACGGGACCCAAGGGAATCGCAGGACGGAATGGACCGCTGGGACAGAAAGGCCCGTATGGTCCCTATGGTCCGTTCGGTGCAATAGGTGAGAAGGGGGAAACCGGACCTCCCTGCCTCGAACCCACCCATCACTACCTACGTTGTTATGGTCCTCAGGGTCCAACAGGCCCAACCGGCACACAAACCGGACCGCCGGGTGTTCAAGGCCCCAAAGGATATGACGGTAACCCCGGGATCATCGGTGATACGGGACCCGTAGGAGAAGAGGGGCCCTCGGGTCCGGGGAACGCAACCGGCCCGACGGGAGAGTGTTCTTGCTGTGTTAATGAAGACGATCTTCTTATGGGAACCGTCGCTCCAATAGGTGGCTGTGATTGTGGAGGTGGCGTATGGAGTCACATGTATTGGCTCGGATACGTTAATAAGGATGACAATATCCGATACGTAGGTTCGGGAACCATGGGACTAAACGCCGGTAACGCTGATGGCCATAGCTGCCTTCTTGGAAATCGGGCTTGTCTCAACCCAATACAATGCTCCAAAGTAGACCCGGGCGGTAATAGTGTAACCTGCGGAGTATGTTTCGACGGCATGACGTGTTGTGGCGGAGAGTTCGGAGGGGGTAGTTGTTCAAATGTACAGCACGGTAACCCCGGTATAGGCACCGATTCTCCAGATGCGACGACGCCCCTGTGCATCGACGACCAAGGCGTCTTAATACCTTGTGGCGATTGTGGTGAGTGCTGCTGCGAATTCGACGGAGTTTCCGATGGAGTAAATGGGGGGATGTGGAAGGCCGCCGATACCACCTTAGGTGCCAGCATACCCTGTAAGAAATGTCATTGCTGTGATCCCCAGACCAATCCGGGCTGCCTCCAAGACTGCCCAGATTGTTGCTGTCCTAACGCACCGGGCCCACTTGACCTATGTGGTCAAACATCCTCGAATCTGGGTTGTGCTTATGGCACATGTTGCTGTCAATGTGTTGTTTGTGGCAGTGCTGGGCCTTGCGATAATGACGACGAAGATGATGTGTGTCACGGGAATTACGACTCTCCGGCCGACTGCGAACTTGGTGCAGGCCTCAGCCAACGGTCTCATTGTATAGGCCACGGTGCAACCCAAGGCTGCGGTCCGTGCTGTTGTGATATGCCTTTTGCTCCGGCGATGCTCATCCCCGCGGAGGATAACTGGATAATGAGCGCCTGTTGTTTATGTGGCAAAGCAGTATGCAAAGCCGGAGAACTCGCAGGCCATACCTGTGGGACCTCCCAGCTATGCGGCGCTGACTTCGCTGAGGATTGCCCCTCGGGTAAAATAGTCATAGTTATGGCATTCGCCCAGTGCTGCTGCTGTAAGGCGAGCATAGTCGAGGGGGGGCCTGATGTGAGTGCCTCTTCCTACTGTAGAGACCACTGCGACGAGGCGGACATATTCTGTCCAGTTTCTGGCGCTACGACTCCGCTGGCTCGATGGATAAATGCCATTAATGCCGTACGTGGCTACTTCGATGTTGGTGTCCCAGCCGCTGCCGATATAGGCTTTCTAAACCC